ATACCTTAAAGCGATCAATCCAGACATAGAGATTGTTATGCACACCAACGGCGGAGCAAGAAACAAAGACTTCTGGAAGCTCATTGCGGAGATAGGTGTGTTGGTCACATTCGGTATAGACGGTCTGGAAGATACAAATCATTTATATCGCAGGAATGTCAAGTGGGAAAACTTAATGGCTAATACTAAGACCTACATTGACAACGGAGGTGAGGCCAGTTGGGAGATGCTTGTTTTTAAGCACAATCAACACCAGATCGAAGACTGTAAAGAACTATCCACAAACATGGGCTTTGTAACTTTCGAAAACATGTTCAGCGAACGATGGATGGATTTCGATAATGAAGGGAACTATCGAGATATAACATCACTAAAAGTCGATGACTACGTTATTGAAAAGCCTGTCGACCAACGAAAAGACTTCGTAAAAGATGATGCGTGGTTCAAGAACAAGAATGTTTTTGTTTCAGAGCAAACAGTAAAAAAAGATTTTTTTATAAGAAAGATAAATTGTCTGGCATGCCAGCCAAACAAACGTGAAATCTACCTACGTGCTAATGGGTATGTAAGTCCTTGTTGTATATTGGGAGCCGTTGAAAACCACGAACCTAAACAATTAATCAAAGACTACGCTAAAATAAATCTGCATCACACCAATCTCAAAGATATTCTAGAAGGAGATTTTTTTAAGAACCTGGAGAACGGTATCAACGGTGGAGAAAAAAGACTACAAGGGTGCTACCACGCCTGTGGGGTGAAATAGATGTCTACTGAATGTAAGTTGGCTAAACTAGCACTTAACTTCGACATGAGCGGAATGGTGCAACCTTGCCATCTCACAGAATACTTCCTCAAGGATAAAGACGGAAGGCATTTTAATGTGCTGACAGATGATGTCAAAGATATCTGGAACAGCGAACATAGAAAAAAACTGCTAGACGATCATGCCAACGGAATAAAAAACCCAACGTGTAAACTTTGTTGGGATATGGAAGAGACCGGTGTAGAATCAATGAGGCAGAGCCAAAACAATCTTTTAAAAGATGTAGAAGTACTGGAACAACCACGCGTGATGGTAGTTAAACCCGGGAATCTATGTAATAATGCCTGCAGAAGTTGTAATGCTCATACCAGCAGTATGTGGTACAAGGACGACCATGCTATGAACCATGAGAATACGAGCTTCAAAGAATACTTAAAATTTTTTCAACGGCACAAGACAGCGTACACTAACAATCAATTGCTGGAAAACAGGTTTGCCAAGTGGGAAGATAAGATTATAGAGTGGGATATGTTTGGGGGAGAACCTTTAATTGTTCCTCTTTTTTATAAGATTCTGAATCAGTCTTGTACAAGTGAGAACGTCCACACAAAAAACTTTAATGTTCACACTAATGGAATGATTTATTCGGAAGGACTGATAAAAAAACTCAGTAAGTTTCGTGAGTCTCACATGGGATTCAGCATAGACGCCATAGGCGAAAAAAATGATTACATCAGACACGGTAGTAAATGGGATAACATCATTAACAACTTAAAAAGATATGTTGAGGATTGTGCAGAATATCCTAATGTTTCGATCACGGTGCGGACAACCATAACTCCCTGGAACATTTATCACTATGATGAAAATTTTGAATATTTTAGCAAGATGGGTATCCTTGCCATCGGATGTTGGTGTAATGATAAGCCGTGGAATGATCTTAGATATCTTCCGGAAAATGTAAAAAAAAATGTACTAGACAAATTATTATTATACAAAAACAATAGAGATGAATGGCAAGAACTAATTGTTGATTTAACGAAATGGATGATGTCACGTCCTGCCGATTATAACAAATTAAAAAATTCTTTTATGGAATTCAACAAGACGCTAGATGAATTGAGGGGACAAAAATTTGAAAGCGTGTTCCCCGAATACTCTAAACTTTTTACATAACATGGGCATATCTAAGCAACCTCCAAAACCTTTCCCCATCAAAAAGGGACTGCCTTGTCAGCTCAAATGGACACACAGTACGATCTATCTCACAGACGGAGTCAGCGCGAGTTGTCATAGGGTCCTAGGAGATACGTTAGAAGTGCGCGATGGAGAACTCAACTTCCACAACTTGCCCGCCAAACTGGAAGCGCGGAGGAAGATGTTGCGTGGCGAATGGCCCGGTCGTGGCTGTGAGCACTGCAAACACATCGAGGAGGCCGGTGGCACTTCAGACAGGATGATTCATTTAAATCTAGAGGGAACGACAGCACCGCCGGAACTGGACACAGACTTGGAAGCGGTCGACGTCACCCCGAGGCAGTTGGAGGTATACTGGGGCAATACATGCCAGCAATCATGTATATACTGTGGAGCCCATTACAGCTCGACCATACAGCAGGAAGAAAAAAGGTTTGGGGAGTTCAATGTTGAAGGTGTGCGCTTAAGAAATGATTGGGAAAAGAATCCTAACATAGAGCAACACACGGAATTACTTTTCAAATGGTTTGAAAAACATTTACACAAATTACACAAGATATTCGTTATGGGGGGAGAACCTTTCCTACAGAAGGAGACATTCAGGTTCATAGAGTTCCTGGAGAAGGGAGACTATCCGGATCTCACATTGGTTTTTTTCAGCAACCACAACATAGAAAATGAGAGATTCAAGGGATGGATCGATAGATTAGATCGACTACAGAAGTCGGGTAGACTAGACAAGATACAATTATTCTTCAGTTGTGATGCATTTGGTCCGGAAGGAGAATATGTGAGGACTGGACTGGATTTAGATATTGCTGTTAAGAACTTTGAACACATACTACACAACACAAACATAGAACAGGGTATAAACTCCGCCCTCACTGTGACCGCCGTCCCGGGAATGCCAGCCATGGTAAAATACATCAACGAATGTAGCAAGATCAAACCCATCTACTGGAGCATGATGAAAGCAAATCAATACGAGTTATCCCCGCGACCATATATGTATCCAGGAATTTTTGGTGATAAAATCAATCAATGGGGTCTCAAAGAAGCAGTCGAGATGTTTGATACAAATTCTCATGGATATCCCGATTCAGTAAAGGTTTCACATAAAAGATACATGAAGGGTGCGATGCAAGAGTTTGAAAAACGAGATCCTAATACCTTTAGACAGAAGCAATTTAAAATATGGCTTAATGAACTAGATCGTAGACGTGGTACCGATTGGAAAGTAATTTATCCACAGATTTGGGAACTAGTAAAAGACTTGTAATTACTTCCTACGGTTCATGGCCGACTTGGCCATCTTCTTGACCACATCCGTTGACCCTTGGTCGTCGTAGTCCATCGCAGGATTGTCTTCTGCCTCTTGATCCGTCTTCACAACAATCTTCTCGTTGTCGAAATCCGCTACCACGTTTTTCAGATCGCCATCGGCATCATAGATCCTCTTGAACACGTCGTAGTTGAATGCTGGATAACCGGTGTTGCTCATGATCTGTTTGACTGCGTCCATGCTGACATCACTTGGCATGTCCTTCTCGTCGGCGTCGCCCTTCATGTTCAACAGGATGTTGATCAATGCTGACTCTAGGTCTGTGTCGCTTTTGTTGAATTCGAAAAATCTCACGGGACTACTTCCCTGCTAGTTTACTGAACAATCTGTTTGATGCTTCAAACACTTCTTTGGATTCTCTCTGTTCTCTGCCTTCTGGTTCTGTTCCACCCGCTTCGGCATCAGAGGCGCCAAACTCATCTGATTCTAGGTCGTCGGTCCCTAGGTCATCTAAGTCTGCGTCTGTTGTGTCCATGTCCATCGTGTCATCGGCGCCCATAGGGTCTGATGCTACTTCTTCTCCGGTCAAAATTCTTACACCGTTGTCCAGTTCTTGTCTGGTTGTCGTTAAAGTGGCTTCCGCCTGTTCAATCGCTGGTTGGATTTTTTGTAGGAATGCGTCTGATTTCTCAGCACCCATCTCGTCTCTGATTCTGTCTGCCAGTTCTAACATGCCTTCTGTCTTCATTGATGCTAGATCTTCCAAGAATGATGTGACCTTGTCCATCATGTCTTTTGCGGCTAAAATTAATTCTGATTGTTCCTCAACACCTTCTTTGGTCATTATCTTGCTGACGATCTTCTTCTCGTCTTGGTCCAGTGCCTGGCCCTTGTCCAGTTTGCTTTTCGCTGACAGTGTCGTTGATGCTACCTTGGTCATTGGATCTGATGAACCGCCGTACTCCGCAAGTTTCCTCTCTTGTATCGCTTGGTTGATGATGTCCAACATCATTTGGTTCTTCTGGTAACCGTCGTCCTTGAGTTCCTGTCCGAAGTGTGTGTTCTGTGTGATCTCGTGTATCTTTGTTCTCACGTGATTGGCGTAGTCCTGCAGTTCTTCCTCGTTGAACTGTGACAGATCCATTGTCATGTTGAATCTAGATTCGAATTCTTTCAGCAATGATTCTGTTGTGATAGGTTTTGTAAGGTCTAAGCTCTTCATACTGTGTTTATTTATTATCTATGCTCCGAACGTGTCATTAAAGATCTGCTGTATTTTAGCCTTGCACTCGTCCGCTAGGCGGTTTGCGACGTCCAACCTATCCCAGTACACATCCTCCATCTGTTCGTCCTTGTTCTTCTGTGCCTCCCGTATCATGCGTTTGGCACTCTGTATGTCAAACAGTTGTGAAGCGTGTTTGGCGTCAACGTCCAATATGTTGTAGGGCACGTTCTTGCCGTCCGCCAGGTAGTGTGCCACCAGTATGGCAGTTTGTTTGAGGTTGATGTCTTCGTGTAAGATTTTGGCTTCCATCATGTCCGCTATCACGTACACGTACCTGGTGCCCGTGTGCTTCTTGGGTACGATGGCTATGTTGCCGATAAGGATGCCCTTTGAGAACTGCTTGGGCAGGTGGCGGAACGGTTGACGTGCCTGTTCCCGTTGTGCTAGGTCCGCCAGTTTAGACTTCAGCCCGTAGGCTTCTATCTGTTTTACCAGTTCTGATTTATTTTTTCCTGTCATTGGCCACAAACTTTATCTTCCTATTTAAAGCATATTGCATGTGGGTGTCAAGTTTCTTTCGCACGAAGATGGCCTTGTCCGCCAACCTCTTGGCCTTGTCCGCGTCCTCCGGAGACAGTTGGTCACTCCTGAATGATTCTGTCGAGTGTGCCCGGATGAATTCAACGTCAGTGTCTGTGACGTAGACCTTGGCCCGAGGTGCTATCTGTATGAACATGTATTGATAATATTAGCCTGGCATCTTCATCAGGATCACCACCACCGTTGATAGTAAGCCTGCGACCACTGTGCCCGCCGTTGCTATGATTGTCTTTGTCTGTGACTTGTGACCTTGGGTCATCTCTTCGTTCATTTTACCTAGACGAAGTTCGATCGCACTCAGTCTGTCGTGTAAGCCTTTGTATCTCTCTGAACAAAGGTCCACGTGTGCTTCAAGGTTCTGTTTCTCTAATTCTGTTGTACTCATCAATATTATGTATTCTCTTAATTCCTGTTTGATCTCTCTGATCTCCGCCGTTATAGCCTGGAACTGTGCCTGTCGCATTGCCTAGATGAGCCTCTGTGTGTTTTTTGTTTGTGCCTAAATGTACTGTTATTTATCGATGGGACCGGCGTATGAAAAGTACGTGTTTATGATCCCGCCCGCCAGTGCACCGATGATCTTCTGCCTGTCCGTGCCAGTTATTTCTTTGGTGACAAAGGTGTGTATGGGCAGGTGTGCTGTGTTGGTGCAGTCCGCGACAATGGGTATGAGGCTGAAGTCCTCCACCAGGTTCTCGGTGGGGTCTGTGAAGTCTCCGTACACTCCCGACTGTTCAGTGAAGAACTGGAAGTGCCATGTGGAGTGTGCACCTTCGTAGTAGGATCCGAAAGCATGGTTACCCAGGTTGGGCAGTTCAACCTTCTGCGGTGGCTGTTCCCACGTGATGTTACCCCTCATCTGTAGCAGTTGCAACATGGTACTGAAGTTTGAATTCTGGTCACGTGCTATTGCGAGCGTGTGCTTGTCGTGTACTTTGTTGCCTGCTGACGTGGTGAAAGGGAATTGCTGTTTGAGGTTTCCGTTGTTGGTGATGTCTACCAAGGTGTGTATGCGGTACTCATACATTTGTGTTTCTTTCCGATTGGGCCTTTCCTACTATTTTGTGAAGTTCTTTTTCTATGACACAGTCCACGTGTGTAAATCCCAACTCTTTGGCCATTTGATATCTCTGACGTCCTTTCCAAACAACCAGGACCCTGCCATCTTTCTCTGGTGCCTCGGCCGGTAGGTCTGGACTGCTCCTTTTGTAAAATTTTAGATGAATGTTCTGCCAGTATTTCTGTGTCATCGGCCACAACATCAAAGGCTGTTCCATTTCACCTTTGCTGATGCTGTCTTTCAATGAATCACGATCCGGTATCTCTTGGTATATCGATGCCGTCTGGATCTCGTCCATGGACATGGTCACTATCTCGTAAGGATTTCCGTTTTCCATGGGAAACATTTTTGTTGCTTTGAGGTGTTTCATACTGATATTTAACTGATAAAAAAAGGGCGGACCTAATTAAAGATCCGCCCCTTGGTAATTAGAATCTACCGAGATAGATTAGAATTATACGTTACCCACAACTGCTACTGTAGTTCCGCCCACGTCGATTTTAGCATCTTCTGATGTAGATGTTGAACTCGCTCTACACTCGACTGTTCCCATCGCTCTTAGAAAAGTCTGTAAGTTCGCCGCCGCTGTCGCTGTTGGCGTTCCAGACAAATCAGATTGATTTGAGTCTTCCCAAGAGTTTGCTCTTTCGATCGCAACTGTCAACGTACCGTTAGTTGTTGTGATGTTGTAGTACCTTAGAGTACCTCGTGTTTGAATCCCTTGTAGGATCCTGTCCACGATTCCGTCTTTGTGCGTGTTTCCGTCGATGTCAACTGCTGTTCCTGATGTGTCAGTTACCACAACAGTAAAATACTCTTGTGCAACTTCACCGTCAGTTCTAGTATCTGCTACGAAAACTGCATTGTTATTTGAGTTAATTGGCATTTCTTATCCTCCTAATATTACAAACTATTACGATACAACTGCCGCAGTCAAGATACCAAGTTTAGTTTCTCTAACTGTTGCTGAAGTTATGTCTGCTGTAATTGTTGGGTAAGATGAAGAAGATTCATCCAAAGCCTTGATCGCTTCTTCAAGTAAACCACCTGCGCCTAATGTTTTCTCAGCCGCCGCACCTAATGTGTGCAGTTCGTCTGTTCTAACACCGTAAGTTTTTTGTGTGCCGGTATCCGTTAATGGACCTTCAAACAAAATTGTGCAGTATTGGCCTATTGTTTGTCTCACAAGTTCTAAACCAGCAGTAGCCGAGCCTGCAGAAACACTTCCTGTTTCTGAAGCCATACTGTTGATGAAGTCCACTGTGAAGTATGTTACATCCACTGAACCCACTTCGAAGTTTTGGTTAAGTGAAAAGTTGTTTTGTGCTATTGGCATTTGTTATCCTCCTTTTTTCTGTTAACATAATGCTTTGATCCCGCTCAGGGATCAAGTTGCAAGTATTTAGTGGTAAGATTGGTAAATTATGCTGTAATATTAAGATTTGAGCCACACTTCATCACTTCTCACACGTGAATGACGATTATAACCAAGGTTACGCAGTATTTTCCTAGATTCTTCAACTATCTTGGGCCTCTTGCGTTCCTTCATCTCAATGTTGATCACGGGACTGTTTCTCTTCAGGGTCTCCTGTGCACCTCGGAGCACTGGTATCTCGAACCCATCCACATCTATCTTGATGTAGTCAAGATTACGGAGATCGAAACTGTCAAGGGATCGACATTCTATGTCGCCATCGCGAGGTGTGGTGTCCCCCACCACGTAGTTTAGATGTGTGTGATTGGTGCCCTGTTCGGCCGTGTGTGAATGTGAGCTCAACCCATATGGATACAGTGTCACGTTTGATTCTGTGATGTTCCTGTTGAAGCACTCTCTGAAGTTGGGGTTGGGTTCGAAACAGATCACATGGTCGAACCTCTTGGCCAAGGGTCTTGCCCATTCGCCAACGTTGGCTCCTATGTCCAGGCATACACGCCATTGCTTGACATATTTCAAACTGGCATCTCTCTGTGCCTGTTGACCGTTGCCTGCCTCTTCTAGGTAAGTGGGTTCGGTGTGATGGAGATAGTATACCCAGTAACTATTTTCGTTTGGCATCACATTCCTTACAAGCACAGTCTGGACAGTCCCTGCACTCGGTACAGGATTTTCTACAGTGCTGTTCACACCCACACTTCTCACAGATGTACTTGATCATTTTCAAAATGCCCTCTCTAAACATCTGTCACAGTCACAGTGATCACACTTCTCACAGTTAGAGCAGGGCTCATCACAATGTGGATCGCAGTTGCACCTGTGGCATTTTTTTCTTTGTTCTTGCATTACAGTTCCTTGAATTTCTTTAATATGTCAGTGTTGGGCAGTTTGGCCTGTAGTTGCTGTTGTAGCCTGTGTAGGGTCTGAATCTTCATCTTTGAATCCAACTTTGTGTAGTTTGCCACTGCTCGCCTTATATTCTTGAGGTTGGCGTCTGTTATGTTAAGTGCCCTCTCAAGATGTGTTAGATTCTTGTAATGATCCTCCCAGGTCCTTAGGTATCTCCTCAGCGCCATCACCGGTACCGGCTGTCTCTGTCTCATGGCCTGTGCTTGGTCCTTGTTCTTGAGCTTCTTGGTTATCTCAGGATCACCCGACACGATGGCCAACATGTTTGATAGATCATTGTTGATCATCCTCACTTGGTCGAATGTGCCCTTGGCCATGGTCTGGTCCGCATATGATTTAGCGAACGATTGTGTGTCCTTGTTCTGACTCATCAGGGCTAGTGCCAGGAAACTGAGGTATATCCTCTCAGTGACCTCTGGGAAAGTGTATCTCTGCAAGTCACTATGTCGCCTTATGACCTTGCCCTCAGATACATACTTTAAAAATGGTGTTAACATACAGGTATTTATAGGGCTTATGCAACGAAACTTTATTCTCACAGACGTAATGAAGACTGGCTTTCATCAGGACCTCGAGAATTTTATTTCTATGCACAGTATAAAGGATCAAACTTTTGAAATGACTGGAGAATATTACTCCTTACATGGCTACGACTTGGACAGTTTCGATCGTAAATTTGCAATAATTGATATGAGGACGGCAAATATCAGACTGAAAGATAATGAAGAGTTCAACACAGAATTAGAAAGACGTTGTAAATTACTACATAGCCAGGGATTTGTCTTTATAAAATCCAACCCATGGGAGTCATTGGAGAACATCAACAATACAGTACAATATCCAGAAATAGAGATAGAACATGTAAGGTGGACAGGAGGGGTAAGTTGGTTTTGGTATTATATGTACAACAAGCACAAAGATAAAACATTTGACTTCGACCACTCTAACAAGAAATACGATTTCCTATATCTGAACAAGATGTCCAGACCACACAGGACAAAACTTTATGACAAATTAATAGATAAGGGTGTATTAGAAAACAGCCTATACACATCGTGGCCGAGTAGGAAACTGCCTGCCGAGTACGAACTGCCATGGGCACAGGACTATCCACAGTACGGCATGGATCAAGACATATTTGAAAAGCCATACAACGACACTGCCTGTAGTATCGTGTCAGAGACCAACGACAACGATTATGAAGTGTTCATGACCGAGAAAATATGGAAGCCAATTATCGCACAACAGTTTTTCATCGTGCATGGCAATTACCTATATCTGCAGAAGTTGAGAGAGATGGGATTTAAAACTTTCAACAATTACTTCGAAGAGGTTTATGATTTAAACAGACATCCTGGCGCAAGGATCGATACCATCGTTGACGTGTGTGATAGACTTCGTGATGCCCCGTGGCAAGACATGTATCTGCAAAGTCAGGCACTACGACAATACAATTACAATCACTTTTTCAATGCAGAAAAGTTAAGCAATGAAATTAATAAAACTTTGAATCTATTTCTTGAATTTGCTGATAGCCGTCAAGTTCCTTCTTGAGAATCCTAATCTATCCACAAGTTTGACAGCATTACCTGACTTGTCAACAGCGACAAATCCTTCTGGCTCTGTGACCTCCAGTCCGCCGTCCGTCTGTTGGAATGATCCTATGGCCTGTGCTTGGTTCATTTTTTTGAGTACGAATGCTTTCATTGTCTGCACCGCTCTATAGAAAGTTAGCATGGCCTGTAATGGCTTCTTTGCCCTGTTAAGGAACACGGGCATCTGTTTCATCTTATCTTGTCTCAGTTGTAGAGCCTTCTGTGCTTTCAGTCCTGACATTTGCTGTTGCATTCTATCGTTGTAGAATTTCTTAAAGCCTAGTAGAAACTTGTTTGCATCGTTTGGCAGTTGTCCTTGTCTCACCATGGCGTTTATGTACATCTGGAACATGGGTATGAAGTCTTGGTTCTGCCCCAGCACACTTGATAGATTCCTTGGCACACTGTTCAACAGGTTCTCAAGTTTCTCTATTCCGTTATAGAATTGTTTTGTTTCATCGTCAGTGAACTTAGCACTGCCAGACACGTCTTTGTAAGTGGCATTGTCAAAGAACACATCATTGCTCTTGGCGAATGAACTCACGTCTGCTCCTCCCTGTGCGTTCATGTCCGCTAGGGCATCTCCCACGTATGTTGTGTGGAATATAATCCCCACCTTTGCTCTATCTATCTGTTTACCTAGATCACTTGCTTCTGGCACTGCGTATGTGATTGTGTTGGGTGTAAATGTTAAATTGGGTTTGCCGTCCACGTTCTTACGTGTGATGTCCTCGTCTGTGAACAACAAGTCTCCCTGAACAACACCCTGTATGTTCAGTTTTTTAAGATGCACAAGACACTTCAACAACTTCTGTCCTAGGTCGTCTGTACCGTGATTGTTCGCTATGTCTCGCTTGGTATAATTGATCTTTGCGTTCTTGGCGAACACTGATTTGGTGCCCACAAAGAACTTACCGTTGTCTGGATTGGTACCACACACCACAGCAGGTGCACCGTCCCATTTCACAGACACACTCATGGCCTCTGAACTTGTGCCTTTGAGTGTCAGTAGTAGTCCCCTGAAGTATTCCAAGACCGCCTTGCCGCCCTCGTAGCCGTCGGTTATAACTATGTCCTCGATGTGTTCAAGGTGTGTCCTCTTAAACTCTGTTAGGACATCTTCTATCAACATTGGTTAGTCCTCTTTGTATTCGCCGTCTTTGATTTTAAGCAGATTTTCTTTGACGTCTCTGTTCTCTTTGATACGAGCAACGCCTTTGCTGAATTTGGATGCATCCATGTTCTTGAGTGCTGAATTGAATTTCTTCTCTAGTTTGAATGCTGTGTCTTGATCGAAATTCTCTCTTATATAGGTCATCAGTCTTATGGCACTTTCCAGGATGTGAGAAGCCCTGCTCTCCACGACCTCCTCTTTGTCTCTCCTAAGAGGCATTGAGCTCAATTCTTCTAATAAACTTCTAGTATGTTTCTGCATCGTAGGTATTTACTTCTTATTGTAGCACAATTCTAGCATAAGTCTACTCATTTTACTTTTCTAAACACGAAATACTTACGTTGATTGGTGTCATCACGTATATCTAGCACCTTTAGATTGAACATCTCTGATAGTTCTATTATAAACGGAACATTCCAGGCAAAAAATTCTATCCAATCTGCCTCGGGTCTGTCGTGTTGCACACCCGGGTTGACTCTGAAGAACATGGTGCCACCATCTGCTAAAAGATTGACACATCTTGACACCTCCGCTATTATCTTGTCTCTGCTACCGAAATTCACCGAACCCAGACACAATATAGCGTCAAACCGTTGATCCGTCTTGTAGTCCAGTGTGCTAACTTCAAAATCCGCTCGATCGTTATAGGGATCAATTCCTACGAGATTGTCTATCTTGCCCTTGAACTCGTTATAGCCACAACCTACATCAAGAACTGCCCTTGGTTTGAGACTGTTCACTTCGTCGATAAGTGCCACACCCGAGTACTTCCATTTCTTCATGTCGTTCTGCCAGTACTTGGAGAAGTACTTGTGCAGACAGGCATTGTCTATGGCCTCCACGTATTGCTCCAGTGTGTCGCAACGTTCCACTTCCACACCGAATGTTTCCAAGATGTATGGTTGTGTTATCTTCGTGAGATCGTTTTGGCTGTGTGCCAATAATTGTGCAAATATTTTTTTGTTCATACACTATATTATATTATTTTAAACTTAAGGTCTATATCTTTTTCTTGATGGGCTTCGACAGTATATCTCTGGTCTGGTCTGTCATGACCCCTGTGATTACCAACATGGGTCTGGGTCTGTTGCTGGCGTTCGCTGTGGCGTGTGGAATGTTCTGCCAATCAAATTTGTGTATGTCTCCCGCCCTCCATCTGTCAAACTGCTCATTGCCATACATCAGGAACTGTCCAGGTTCCCAGTCCTGTAGCATCACCATGACACGGACAACATTGTTTGGATCAGCATCCAAGTCATACAGTTTGTCTATGTGCATGTTCAGTACCTCGCCTGTGAACTGTATGTGTAGTTTAGATTTAGTGGGCTCCATGGCGAAGTAGTCTGTCATACGTTGTAGAGTTGGACATTTGGTGAAGTCGGCCAGTCCCCTGTATATGGTCATCTTGGGGTCGGCACCTGCTGTCCTTAGATCATTCTCTTCTGCTTCTACATCAACATTGACGTTTTCTCTGCCCGTACCTTCCCTACGGTTGCCCCAGTTCAATGGCTTGGCATCATCAATAACCGTTTGTAGTTCGGTCTGCCACCCGCCCGTGAACTTGCCCAGGTGTTGAACACAGTCTGTGTCCCGGTGCCACTTGTTGAAGTGATAGTTGCTTCTTGCTCTTGCGTCTTCCCAATTACTTGTAGACATATACCTGTATTCCTTTGTGTGCGTAATTATGTATCCTTCCCTTTGTGTCAGGAAAACTTATATCTAATAACCTACACAGGTCAACATTGTCTTTGGGTTGATGAATCTTATCTTTGTTATCTTTGATGAACTGCATTGTGTCTCGGTTCTCTGCCTGTATGTGTTCCCACATGAGGTCGAGGTTTACAAAGTGTTGGTAGTTGGGATATGTGATTGTGAACTCGCCACAAAGTTTCCACCATTCAAGGCACTCAAAATCGTTCCTGTACACCATCACTATGGGATGGCCTAGATCCTTGAGATGGTCAAGTTCGTGTGCGAAAGTGTGTGACTTTATGATTCGCTTGCCTGTGCCCGAGAAAGGAAGATCCCAATTATCCCTTGTTGCCCTGAACTCCATTCCCGGATCAAAGTATGCTCCAATGTGCATGAGATGACTGCGTCCAGGGGTATCGGCATCGTGCCAGTAGGTCCTTGCTTCAGAATAGTCAGTGTGATCTATGTCCTCACTCCAGTAGATATTCTTGACGACACTACTCCATTTTGATCCCGGTGCCCCTGTGAACAGTATGTACATTATTTGGTCAGCTCTTCTTTGTACACAGCATTGTAACCCAACTGATTCTTTCCAAAGTCAGACAGTGTTTTCAATGCACCCGGTGTGATGAATGACTTCAGCGTCCTCACTGCGGCGTCACCCTCTGCACCCGTTCTCCATTCGTACTTGCCAACCTTCTTCTCGATGGCGGCCACCGACTCTGGATCCTTGATCATCTTGTCCAAAGCGGCAACAAGTTTCGCTTTGTTTGGATTGCCCGCGTTCACCCAGAATGCTTTCTGTAATGCATCTCTCCAACTTTTGACCAGTTTGTATGCATCATAGAAGTCACCACTCGGTGCGACTCCGTATGTGGATTCATACAGTGCTTCGAATGTTGGCTCTGTGAAGTTTGGATCAGCATCATGCTCACCCGTTTTTACATTCAGTAGTCCATGATGGAACCAAGTGTATGCGTCACCTTTGCCTATCACTGGCATCACGTGTTTCTTGTATGCGGCAGGGTTCTCCCTTGTAGCGTTCAAGTCACCTCTGATGAATGCAAGTCTCCTCTCTGAACCTTTCATACCTTTTACCCATACTATTTTTTCTTCAAATGTTTTTACTGGATCACCGTCAGGTCCTGTAAGCAACATAACGATTGCCATGATCTCTGGGGTCATTCCAGATCCTGACGGAAACTGTATAGGTCCGTTTTTCGTGTCTGCCTTGTTCCTTGCACCCACAATGATGTTAAGGTTCATGTGTCCCACTGATTCCCAATCAAAGTAGTTGTACTCAACTGGCTCCACAAGATACGATATACCATTACCACCGTGTGATACTAATATGGTCTTGTCGTCGAACCTCAGTTTATTTTGGAACTCGTTCGGTCCCAGTTGATCTCTTGCACCTGGCTTGTAGATAAGATTGATCTTCTCACCCAGGTGTTTCTCCCATTCCGCTACAACTATCTGTGCCCACACAGAAGTTCCACCAGAAGGTTTTTGAGGCACGATCAAGTTGTAATCTGCCAAGGCTGTTGTTGTCATTAACACCAACGCCATTATTGTTTTCTTAAGCATAGTCTAATCGACTCCTTTTTGTTATTCCCCAATACAGTAGCAGTATAACACATGCCATCAAGAAAATAAAGATAGGTCTTGTTATTAAATCATTTACTGTATGTAAGGATGTTAGTTGATAAGTGAGGTTATAAATCCTGTCACTCAATATGTACCCAATCAACAGTGCTGGCCTGCTGACTTGGAATTTTTTACAAAGCACTCCGAATATAGAGAATGCTGTCAGTACCGCTAGGTCTTCCCACCCTCCTGTGTACTGTAAGGTTGCCCAAACAATCACAGCAAGTATGAAAGGGAAATAGTAAACGTATGGAATACGTGTCACCCACCCTGCGAAATATGCCAGTCCATAACACAAGACGGCAGTGATGATCGTTCCAAGCAGGAACGCATAAGTCATGCTGTCAAATAATTTGTCGTCGTAGAACGTATCAGGTGATCCCAGATCGATGCCTAGGTATAGAAACAATCCCATCAGTATCGCGGCGAAACTAGCACCTGGTATACCAAATAGCACAGTGGGAATGAATGACGAGGCCTTCTGTGCATTGTTGGCACCCTCGGCGCCCACCACTCCTCTTACATTACCATCACCAAACTTCTCCTTTGGATTGGCCGCGACCGTGGCACCGTATGCCAACCAGTCCGCCATTGCACCACCCAGTCCAGGTAGCAGTCCTATGAAAGAACCTATGGCGCCACCTCTAATACTATCCTTCCAACATCGTACAGTATCCTTGACCCCTTGTTTGAGATCATTCCAACTGCCGTGTTCTGCCCGTATCGTTGTGGTCTTCTTCCTGTTGAACCATCCGTCCCAGAGCTCTGGTATGGCGAAAAGTCCTGCCATGTAAGGTAAAATCTGTACACCGTCTTCGAGGTATCGCCAACCCATCGTGAATCTCGGCACATTGTTCACATCAACACCTACCAGTCCAACGGTCACACCTATGACAATAGCAAGTACACTCCTAACATATTTCCTAGTGGACACAAATCCCACAGTGACAAATGCCAATAGTACCAATGCCCACAGTTCGGGTATGCCCATGTACATCACAACTTTGGTGTACCAAGGCAAGAATAAAAATGTTAGTGATCCCCAGAACAGACCATTGCATGTTGATGATGTGATAGCGGCTGAAAGAGCCCTAGTGGCCTCACCGTTCTTGGCCATGGGGAATCCATCCACCATGGTGGCCGCCGCTGAGTTGGCTCCTGGTATGCCCAACAGCACGCCTGCGAATGAATCACCGGTTGTTGAGGATGCCACAACTGCCACACAGAATATCACGCCCAGGTAGGGATCTCCTACGAAGTAGGGCATGACTCCAAATAGTGTGATAAGACCTGTTGTTGCTCCCGCGGCTGGTATTAGGCCAATGATTAAGCCGTAAACAATACCCGCCATTAATATAGCAAGTTCCATATACTATCGATTTTTGGGGTTGATGTTGTGAACTTCCTTGGGAGCGTTACAACAATTATGTGTTTCTACTTATATGCTATACTATATACTTTATATGAAACTGAGTCAACGACAAAAGATGAGAATGTACTCACACCACGATCACGATCTGGATGTTGAGGAGGAGTTCTGGCCCATCATGGGCATACTGCTGGCCATACTGGGTGTGTGGACAGGCATCATACATCTCATAGATTGGTTGACCATAGACGCGATCCCATGGTGGATGGAACCATTCACAATCACGCCAGTGATATTTGTTATCATAATGAAGGAGCGATTTGATTCTCTCAATCCTCTGCACTGGTGGCCCATGTTCTGGGGTTACGAAGCCAAGTTACCAGAAGAGGACAGGATAACGATCAGACCTTTGGACACCGAAAGGATAATGGATGAGCATGGTGGTAGGTTGAACGTGTACATCGTAGACTACGAACATATCAAGTTCCGTAGGCGGAAGGATGCTGTTATCTTTGGTCTGAGATATTTCTAGTATAATTTCTTGATTCTGGATCGGGTGTTTTTTCCTAGAAGTTTGTAGATCTCTTGCGTGTCATTGGGTAATTTGTCTATGCTGATTGTTAGATTTAAATTGTGTTTGTAAATTAACAGGTGCAACAAGACTGCTTCTTTAAGAACGTCCATGCGGTAACGACCCAAATCTATTTTTTTGTTTGCAACAATGTTGTCAATTATATGTTCAATATCATTACAGAAATCCAAGTATGGCATCAATTCTGCACTCCATTTTTTTTGTGTCCTGCTCCAATCTTCTAATCGAGCATCAATGATCTGTAGATTCAAATAAGACATTGTGCTTTTAATTACTTTATAGCCATTTGTCAGTAGGTCGTAGAAATCATTGGTTAGAATTCTATCTGTGAAATTGTGTGTCTTATGATGTTCCCAAAAATCATAGGGCCTTAGACGAAATGCAATCGCTTCTCTGATACCATGGAACGTGGTAAGGTTATCCGGATAAATTTCAGGATCGTCTAAAATATCAGGCCAATAGTGTTTACAGTGTTTCTTGACTATTTCAAAGTCATTTTGCCACTTGTCTTGCTCGTAATCAGATCTAAGGAACCCTATAAGATGTTGGAGATTTTTACAAGACATATTGATTATTGGAATTTCACGATCTATCATGGAAAGTTGAAAGTCCTTATTCAGACTATGATATTCACGCAAAGTTTCAACCACTGGATAATATTTGATGTGATTAATGTGTCCGGGTGTGTTGTGTTGTGTGTCCAAGTAATGGTGACAATCTTTAATAGATGTAATTTCGTTGGCTATGAATTTGTGAGCAGTTCCACCGGAAAGTGGATTGTTTGGTATTTGTAATATTTTATTTTTTTCAATGGACTGGTATTTGTCGTTGCCGCTTAGATAATGGGTTGACCATATAAGGAATGTTGCACCCAGGTTAAACTGATCACATGTTACTGAAAATATCATTTTTGCGTTGAATTTTTTTTCCCGGATCTGAACACGGTGCCATGTTTGTTTTCGTAGAGGCTAAGTCTGTTGGAGAGTTCTTTGACGATCTGTTGATAGTCCGCCACCTGCACTTCGAGGTTGCCTATCTGAGCCCTTAGTAATCTGACTTCGTCCTTACTTGCCCTGTCCTGCATACGCCTTGTAACTTCTCTTCTTGGCCTTGTTCATAGAGCTCATCTTGATCCTGCTCTTGTTCTTGCCTTGGGAAGTCTTCTTGGGTTTGCCTTTTGTGTATCCTGAAACATTTATTGCCATGTTCTTATATTATAGTAGACAGTTCATTTAGTCAAGTATATAATGTAAATAATATTATGATCAAATATCAATTGAGATGCAGATGCAACCACGAGTTCGAGGGTTGGTTCCCAGACAGCAAGGAATACAAGAGACAGAAGAACAAGGGCATGATACAGTGTCCCATGTGCGACAGCACCGCAGTGGACAAGGCCATAATGGCACCCGCCGTGAAGACCTCCAAGAAACAGGTACCAGACGACTACTTCGTGATGGGGGAGACCGCGGAACAGATACTGCGTAAACTCAACAAGAAGATCAAGAAAGATTACCAGGACGTTGGTAAGAACTTCGCCCGTGAGGCCAGGAAAGCACACAAGGGCAAACGTGACCAGAAGTTCTACGGCAACCCCACCAAGGAAGAGACCAACAAGTTGTTGGACGAGGGCATAGACCTATTCGCTGTGCCGGACTACAAGGACAATTAACAATATGAGCACGATAGCATTCTATGGCGACAGTTTTTGCGCCAGCGACAAGGAAGATAGTTGGTGTTTGATTCTGGCAGATTTATTAGGTAGCAAAATAAAGAGATTGGGAGTGGGTGGATCTAGTGTCTGGCACACTTTCCTTGATTTTGAGAGGGATTTGGACACCAATAATTTAGCAGACTTTATTATTTTTTGTTGGACAGACGCCAACAGGCTGTATCATCCAACCCTTCCGTTGACTGTCAACAATAAACCTATAGAAGGAACAGATAAAAATACATGGAAGGCGGCCGATTATTATTACAAATACCTTTCTTTTAATGATAAGGATAATATTGCATACAAATATGCCCTACAGTTTTTTGATCAAAATATTTTGATAAACCTAACCCAACAAAAAACCATTGTCCACATGTGGAGTATGCTACCTTTTGATATTGAATTAAAATCAGGCGTTTTTATCAATGAAAGTTGTCTCATACATTCTTGGGACGGAGACATGAATTATAAAAGCAAACCGGATTTAAATTTAAGCAACCATATGACCACGGAGCAAAATAAAAAATGGGCAAAAAAAGTGTATGATTACATACAGAATGACAGGTAATACCACCCAAAAAACCTATAGGTTGACTTAATACACTTTCTAGTATATAATTGTAACATGGAACGTAGGATAACAGAGATTGAAACTCCAGAGTTACGTAACCATAATAATAACAATAAGGAAAAGGAAACAATATGCTAAAAGGTATGTTTAATACACTTTTTCCATCTACTAAAGAGGAAACAAAAACCATGGCAAACTCAACACAATACGTTGTATACACAAGAAACTTCAAATCAAGAGCGAAGCAGATTGGTGTATTTGCGGAGCCGGCTTCAACTTACAAAGTAAATGGTGAAGTACACGGTGGTAAAATCAAGTTCAAAAACCTAGCGGTGAAAAACACTGCGAGAAAAACAGCGACTAACAAGTTGTTATCAAAAGGTTTGGACTTTACAGTAGAAGTATTAGGTGTTGCACCTAAGAACTCTGCTTTGACTATGAAGTCAAACATCATTTCTTTATTAAAGAAATCAGGAAGAAAAGTAATTAATTACTCTGCGTAATTAATACAATAATTCTAAAGGGGCGGTGCAGAAATGTATCGCCCTTTTTTTGTGACCTTAGAATAGATGATCTTCTGAATTTTCTTTGGTGTATCCGTTTTTACCCCAACTATCCGATGATAGTAAAGCGTCTTTTTGTGTGTTGTAGGTGGCGCCAATACCACTTGTGTCAAAGCCTTCGGTTTTTTTCACTTTTGTATAATCGCCATTGGCATCTGCTACCAATTGATATTCAACTCTACTAGTATAGTTGTCCACAACTGCCAGAGCTTCTGCTGTCCAAAAAAAAGATTTGGCCTCGTCTATCGTTGCAAAGACCGTAAGTGCTGTAGACCCATCGTCTATCTGAGAGTTTATTGTTGTAAACATGTTATGGTAAGTTGGCATCTGTTTTTTCTCCTGTAAACTTTGTGTATTTACCATAGTAGACCACATTTTCCGCTTTAGGATAGGTTCTCCATGGATCAAATATGATAGTTTTATCGTCTGTGGTGATTTGGTCTGACTCATGCACACGCACTATAACCTCCGCAGGATTGTCAAACCCATGCACAATCTGTCCACCATGCTTGACCACATAGTGTTGCACCAATAGTGAATATGATCCGTCCATTAAATTAGTACCGGGTTTGTAACTATCCGATGTAAAGTATATGTTCTTGCCATGCTCGAGTATTGCTTTTGCCATGTGTTCGGCTTGCCTCTCTCTTGCTGTCATTATGCTTTCGAACAGGTCATAACCTAGATTTAATTCCTTTGCTAACCATCTTAGAGCGATGTTGTCCCTGGGATGGCACGCACCACCGTCGCCCATTCCCGCTTTCATGTAGGCTGGACTGACTATACGTTTGGTGCTTTTTGCTAGTGCCTGTGTGACCACGTCAACATTCATGTTGCCCAGTTTGTGTGCCACGTCCTGTATCATGTTGACGAGGGCAACCTTGTTGCTTATGAAGGTGTTGTAGAATATCTTCATGCTCTCCACTTCTTCATATGTACCAAACTCCATCCTTGGGAAGTTTTCACAAACCTGATTGTAGAAACTTTCCAGCAGTTCACTTCGTTCTCTGCATCTCGAACCCTTAAGTCCCTTCTTGGATCCTATCATTATCATCTCTGGATTAAGCATGTCATCCGCTACGGTGCCCATGGCTATGAGGTAAGGGTTGTATATTAATTTTGTGTTTGTAACGATAGGATGCAATTCTCTGCGTATTGTTCCTGGTAACACAGTTGATATCAGCACCAGGGTCTGTTCTGGTTTCATGTATTTGTTACACTTGCTCAATACTTGTTTGACGGCGGTGTAGTCAAAATCCTTCACAGGCAAATGGCTCGTGGGTGCTCTTCCATCATACCCATCCTCGTGTGGAGTTGGCGTGGCCACAAACACGATGTCTCTGTCTCGGCAAACATCTTCGATCGAATCTCTGATCTCGATGTGCGAACTGGTCTTGGAAAGGATGTCATATCCCGTCACATCAAATCCCTTGTCCGCGATGGCCTCGGCACACGGCATGCCCAATTTTCCCAGACCTATAAATCCAATTTTAGTCGCATATATCATATAATTGTACATCCTTTTTTAGAAAGCCTGTGTAAAAACTCTTGTTAGTTTCAAAGTTCTTTCTATACGCTTCCTCGAACAGCTCGTTTTGCTGTTGGTTTAAGATATTTTTATTGCTGTGTCTCACATTATAATCTTTGATATTCAAAGCACTATTTAAATCATTGATGGCCTGTTGTAAATTTTCTATCTTGTGGACGTGATCAAAATTGATGTTCACGGAATCTATGAGACTGGTTTGCGGAATAAAGTGTATCATGTCATTGTAGTGGGCATATGGTATTCTTTCACCTCGTAGGAAAGAATGGTATTTGGCAATAGTGCTATCAAAGTTATCAGAACTTAATTCATTGTAGCACTTCATCCTAAATGCAGATTTCAGCCTAGAGTGAGGTTCTCGTAGGAACAGCAATGTCTTGTGTCCTCGTAGTGGTTGTCGGCACAGGAATTGGAAATATTCGCCTAGAGATGTTGATGCACATTTTGGCATATTGAACAACGTGATGTTTTCATTTCTATGAAACTTATGGAATTGACACTGTGAGTCATCGTTGTTGAATCTGATCTCTAGGTGATCTATCGAGGGGAGTATTTTATATAACATACTATCTATTCATTGCCCATAATATCAAAAGTGGTACACACATCTTCAACCCTTGTGGGATGGATGCCGTATTCCTCACAAATGTTTTCTAAAATTTTAAGATTTGCACCGGCCAGGTCAATCAACCTCTGGTGGTTATGTCTGACATCTTCAGCAATCTGTTCTCTGTCAATCATAGAATTTATCCAATATTTTGTGTTTTCCACGATAGCATCCAGTTTCTTTTCCTCATCACGTATTTCATCATAGTGGGGGATGGGGAGATACTTCTCGAAAGTCCTGAAACCCATTTTATTCAGTTTGTGTAGGCTGTTGTTGTCACCTGCCATGATGAATGGTAGGTTGTTTAATATGGTCAAAAATGTTTTTTCTGTCAGCCATGGCAAGACATCTGGACGAACCACGAAATCTGTTTCTGTGATAATTCTAAACAACGAGTCGCCAAACATCTTCTCGTCGTAGGGGATTCCTCCATAGTGCAATGAATCTGTCTGGAATATTATCTTTGCCTGGTCTGGGTTGTTGTTGTATTGCTTTACAAACGCTTCAAACTCACCATCACTCAATTCTGGGATCATTGATCTGCATTCATTTTTGGTTCCGCTGTGTACGTGCAGTGACCATATGGCCTTGTGTAGATGCGGTTTCAGTTTCCACAGTAATCTGATCCTATTTTTTCGGCCAGGCTTACCGTTCAGTATCAAGAACTTATTTGCGTCGCCGTTCCAGGAGGTGTTGACTTTGGATTTGTTTTGTCTCACTACTTTGTCGTAGGTCCTCCATAAGAAATAATTGACATAATGTATCTCTGTGGATAATCCGCTTACATCTTTGTCCTTGTAGTGTGAGTCAAGTATCAGTATGGTTTTGATTTTCCTCCTTTTAAAACTGTCAAAGAGATTCTTGTATAGTGTTAGATCATCTAGCAGGTGTCTCTCCCACAGTAGAGTGGTCACCAACAGGAAGTCATCGGCATCTGTGCGTACACTGTTTTTATTGATCTTCACCTGTGACAAGATGTGGTCTGCGTACTGGTCACTGTTTTCATATTGGTCACGCACATATTTGTACATCTCAATGTTGGCAGTGTAGAAATTGTTCATAGTCCTAGGGTTCGTTTCTGTTCACGGGCGTATTCAAAAAATCTTCTTCTGTTATCAATTAGTTTGGGCCGAAGAGTTTCATAGTCCTGTGCCGGATCACCCTGGTATCTCTTTACTAGATTCGTGATGTCGTCCACTGTAAGGTCATCCTTGTCAAAACCAAAGAACTCGTTGAAGGTCTCGAATCCTGCTTCCTTCAAACTTTTGATTGTTCCCTTGTCTCCTAGGCACACGAAAGGCCGCATACCAATCAGTGGCTTCCATATCTTCTCGCTCAGGAATGGCACGGCGGTGTTCATGTTGTGGTCCGTCTCTGTGACTATCACCAGGAAACTGCTGTTCCATGCATCCAGTGGTCCAACACTGAGTGTGTCGTTGGGTATGTTCAGGTTGCCGTGTATGTTGTTGTTGGCGAATGGCATCGTCATCTTGTCCTGATTTCTTA